GGCGTGGACCTCGCGATCAGCACGAAGGATGGCGCCGACTACACGGCCGCCGTGGTGGTCGCCCGCCACCCTGACGGCCGCACGTGGGTGCTGGACGCTGCCCGCACCCGCAGCAGCTTTCAGGACGTGCTGGGCTTCATCCGGGCGATGGCCGCCAAGCACCAGCCGCAGGCCATCAACGTGGAGCAGGTGCAGTTCCAGGCGGCCGTGGTCAGCGAGCTGCTGCGCACCACGGACCTGCCCGTGAAGGGCGTGCGGCCTGACAAAGACAAGCTGACGCGCTTTCAGCCCATCGAGGCCAGACTGGAGCAGGGCCTGGTGCTGCTGGACCCGGCGCTGCCAGATGACTTTCAGCGTGAGCTGCTGGCCTTCCCCCTGGGCGAGCATGACGATCAGGTGGACGCGCTGGCGTACGCCTACGGTGGCGGGGCGAGGGTACTGGAATGGAGCTAGAGGGGTGACGCCGGCTGCCCTGCGCGGCTAGACTGATGCAGGCGCCCGCCGAGCGGTCGGGACAAACTACAGGCAGGGCGCCAACCTTCGCGAGGACAAGCATGCCGCAGCAGCAACGTTGGAGCGGGCGCATGGTGGACGCCGTGCGCAAGGCGTTCAGGCTGGGGCCTGCCGTTGTCGGCGAGGGCGCCGGCAGCTTTATGAATCAGTCCGGCTTCTACAGCTACGATCCCGGCTACGTCGCGCCCGAAAAGTGGATGGAGCTGTCAGTGGCCGTGTATGCCTGCATCCGGCTGCGCGCGCAGACGCTGGCCAGCGTTCCGCTGGTTGTGTACCGGCAAACCGAAAACGGGCTGGTGGCCGTCCCTGACCACCCGCTGGCGCAGCTGCTGGCAGGCGTAAATCCGCATTGGACGCCGGTGCGCCTGTGGCAGATGACAGAAAGCAGCCTCTGCACGTGGGGTGAGGCGTTCTGGGTGCTGGAGCGCGGCCAGAGTGGCAAAGGGCAGCCCACCGAGATTTGGTATGCGCGCGCGGACAAGATGAAGCCGATCCCCGATCCGCAGGGCTACCTGCGCGGCTTCGTGTACGAGGACGGCAATCGCAAGCTGGAGTTTGCGCCCGGTGAGGTTATCTGGTTCAGGTACCCGAACCCTGCCGATGAGTTCCGTGGCCTGTCCCCGCTCGAGGCCGCTCGCGTCAGCGTGGAGGCCAGCGTGGACGCGATGCGCTCTAACGCCAACATCTTCCGCAACGGCATGAGCCCTGGCGGCATCCTGTCGCCCGAGGATAACAGCGTCAGCTTCACGCGCGAAGAGCGGGAGCTGCTGGAAGCCCAGCTGGCCAAGCGCATGACGGGCGCTGACAGGCGGCACCGGATGATGGTGTTCAGCCACAAGGTGAACATCAGCACGCCCAGCCTGTCGCCGAAAGAGGCGGAGTTCATGGCTCTGATGGGGTGGACGCTCAACGACGTGTGCCGGGTGTACCAGGTGCCACCGACGAAGGTGCAGGACTTTAGCCGCGCCACCTATAACAACGTCAGCGAGGCCGACAAAGCCCTGTGGACCGACGCGATCCTGCCGGAGCTGGCGATGCTGGCCAGCGAGCTGACGGAGCAGCTGGCGCCTATGTTTGGCGATGGGCTGGTGGTGGACTTTGACACATCCAGCATCCGCGCGCTGCAGGAGGATCAGACCGAGATCACCGATCAGATGGTGAAGCTGGCCAACCTCGGCGTGCCGCTGAACACGCTGCTTCAGGCATACCGGCCGGACCTGCTGCCCGAGGGTGGCACGGGCTACGCCTGGGGCGATGTGCCGCTGGCGTGGCAGGTGCCTGGCGCAGCGCCTGCACCAGCAGCGCCACCAGCGATGCAGGCCGAAGGCGACGCCCAGCCCGTGCAGGAGGTGGCCACGCGCTCCTACCCTTTCGTGCAGGCGGTGCCGGCCTACGGCAGCACGCGCCACAAGGCTGAGCTGCGCAGCCGTGACGCGCTCGTGCGCCAGTACGAGCAGGGCATGGCCGCAGCGTACATGGCGTGGGCGGATGCCTTGACGGCGGACATCGTGCAGCGCCTGACGTCGGGCGCCAAGGCGCTGGGCACGGGGCCGGATGACCTTGACCCTGACGATCCGTTTGACCTTGTGGCCTGGCAGCAGCAGGCGCTGGAAGGCATGGGGCCGTTCATCGAGCAAGCCGCCCAGCGCGGCGGCACGGTGGCGGCCAACCGCATCAACAGCGCGGTGCGCTTTAACATCGGCAGCCCTGCGGCGCGGCGCTTCCTGCGCGAGCGTCAGCAGCGCTTCGTGGAGGAGATCACAGAGAGCCGTTGGCGCGCGCTGAAGACGAGCCTGCAGGCAGGCATCAACGCAGGCGAGGATACGCTGCAGCTGGCGCAGCGTGTGCCCCAGCACGTGCGGCCGATCCGCAGCAGCGCCGAGACGATCGCGCGCACCGAGGTGGTGGGCGCTTTCAACGGCGGCACAGAGCTGGCCTACCGTGAGAGCGGCGTGGTGGCGCAGAAGGTCTGGCTGGCAGCGCTGGACGACAGGACGCGCGACACGCACCGGGACATGCACGGCCAGACGGTGGATGTGGGCGATGACTTCACCAGCCCCGATGGCGCGCGTGGGCCTGCACCCGGCCAGCTTGGCGAAGCCGCCGAGGACATCAATTGCCGCTGCACCACGATCGCCGTGCTGGGGCCAGCCGCAGGGGCTGACGCTGGCGAGCTGGCTGGCGTGGAAGCTGAACGCGCCGAGGCGGAGGGCTTCTGATGCCCGTCACTAACTTTCCCAAGCCCGGCGACGACAAGCCGGTGAGCCTTGCTAACAGCCAGTGGCCGCTGTACCCGGTGGGCGACGCGCAGGAGCTGAAGGATGAGTGGCCGGGCATCTGGTCGCGCGGCGGCAACGTCAGGGGCAACCAGCAGTTTGCCCTGCTGGCGCCGATGGCACGGGAGCGGCGTGGGCCACGCACGGCCGCCGAGCTGCGCGCGGTGCGTCTGCGCGAGGCGTGGGTGGCGCGGCATGAGGGTGACTTCAGGCTGCCGGGCGTGGTAGCACAGATCAAGTGGCTGGCCATTGGCAGCCGAGGGGTAGACCACATGAAGCGTGTTATTGACGAGGCCAAGGACGCCCAGCGCGCCGACGTTGCCGCAGAGCGCAGCTACCTGCCGGCCGCCTTCGTGGGTGCGGCGCCCGTGCCCGTGGCCAAGAACGGCGAAGGGTACGAGGACGTGCCTGGGCCTGAGGTGTTCACCTTCATCATCACTAACGGCATGCTGGACCGCCAGCGCGAGATCGTCGATCCGAACGGCTGGGATTTCAGCGCCTTTGACCGCAACCCCGTGATCCTGGACGGCCACAGCAGCGGCAGCATCACCGACATCCTCGGCAAGGGCATGCCGCCGCTGCGGCGCGTGGGCGATGACTGGCTGCTGGATGTCGTCTTTGCGTCTTGCGACAAGGGCCAGCTAGCACGTAGGCTGATCCTAGAGGGTGCCCTGCGCACCGTCAGCGTGGGCTTTGTCAGCAAGCGCAGAGAGCGCGACGAGGCCGGCGTGCTTGTTCACCGCGAGGCCGAGCTGCTGGAGGTGTCCCTGGTGCCGATCCCTGCCAACCCTGCTGCGCTGCTTGTCGGCGCCAAGGCCGCCGTGCCAGCCGTGGACATGCCCGTGGACGTGGCCAGCCCGTGGGATGGCGCAGCCGCCGAGCAGGCCGTGCGTGTCTGGGCCAGCAGCGATGGCAGCGGCGAGCCGGACACCATCGACTGGGGCAAGTATCGGCAGGCGTTCCTGCACGTCGATGACGGCGCCGAGGAGCGGCTGGGCGGGTATCACCTGCCCATCGCCACCGTGCGCGACGGTCAGCTGGTGCTGGTGGCCGCAGGCGTGGCCGCTGCCGCTGCTGCGCTTGGCGGCGCCCGTGGCGGCGTGAACATCCCCGAGGCCGACCTGCCCGGCGTCATGGCAGCGCTGGATCGGTACCGTGAGATGGTGGCTGAAGCACGGGAAGAAGCCGAGGAGCCGGAGGCCGAGATGGACGGCTACATGATGGACGACGAGCAGCCCGGCATGAAGGCCGGCCGCGTGCTGTCGCGCCAGAACGAGGCCGCCATCAGGCAGGCACGCGAGATGGCCATGGGCCTGATCGAGGCGCTTGACCAGCTGCTGGCGCAGGTGCCTGAAGATCAGGAAATCGTCGAACCCGGTGACAAGCCGGAAATCATGGGCGAAAGTGGGATGGAGCAGCAGCAGAAGCTGCACAACGAGCTGGCCACGCTG